CGCGCCGTAGCCGTAGCCCGGCACCAGCAGCACGCCGGCCGCCGGGTCGACCAGCTCGTAGGTGGCCGGGTCCAGCGGCGTCGTCGGGTCGTTGGGATCCGATGATCGGAGCGAGACCGCGTCGACCGTCGAGACCGGCGTGTGCTGGAGATAGCAGCGTGCGACGGCGCCGTAGGTGTCGGCCGGCCCCGGCACGACGACCGGCCTGACCTCGGCGGCGATCGGCGACACCGTCTGCCAGGTCCGCCCCGTGTAGCGGTCGATGAAGGCCGTCACGGCCGCGGCGACCTGGTCTGCGGCCGCCGCCTGTTCCGGCGTGAACGTCACGCCGAGGTAGGCAGCGATCGCGGCGGCGTCGGTGTACGCAGGCATCAGGACGCAGGCCCCCGCTCCGGCCGGATGACCTTATCGGCGTAGCCGGGCGTGCACGGCCCGGGCTGACGGCGGGTCGGCGCCTGCTGCTCGGCCGATCGGGGCGCGATCGTCTCGTCGCGGGTGCCCGGCACGATCGTGGCGCCCGGACGCAGACGGGCCACCAGGTGCCCGTCCGCGTCGAAGACCGACGCGCCGTCCTCGCCGACCCGGTACGTCGTCATTACGGCAGCCCGGTGACCTTGCAGAACGAGAGCGGCCGCTTGATCGCGAGCGCGGCACGGAGCTCGGCCAGGATCGTGACGATGTTCCGCACGAACTGGTCGTTGATCCAGCCGGTCGCGACCGAGCCGGCCTCCCGGCTGTACAGCGCGATCGACTGCGGCGAGAAGTCGCCGACGACGCCCTGATTGGCCGGTAGCCCCTCGTTCAGCACGACCGGCAGGCCCCACAGCGTATTGGCGCCGACCAGCGCCGGCGAGCCCATCAGGTAGCCGCCGGCCGTGCCGGTCGCGGCGTTCTCGCGGGACAGGCGGATCGCGGACCACGCCGCCGCGTCCATGACGTTGGCATTCGGCGACACGAACCCGTTCGTGCGGACCGCCATCTGCGCCGTGAAGAACCCGTCTGCGATGTTGGCGCCGGCCGCCGTCGTCTGCGTCCCGGCGATCGTCATCAGCCCCTGCAGCTGCGGCGCGGTGCCGGTTCCGATCAGGCACTGCGTCTCCAGCACCCGTCTGAGGCCGGCGAGCAGCTCACCATCGATGATGGCGCGGATCTGCGGCGCGTCGGCCATAGCTCTGGTGGTGACCGGGATCCAGTGCGGGATCGACTGGATGGCGAGCGACTGGACATCGAACGCGATCGCCGATTCCGGCTTCAGCCCGGACGTGCCGGTCGTGGCGGTCGCTTCCAGGGTCGGGGCGGCGTTATTCGTGAAGGACGTCTGTCGGACCCACTCGACGAGATCCGACGTCGTCGGGATCGTCGGGATCAGATCGAGGAACGAGAGCTCCGGGTACAACTGCGCGAGCACGCCCGGCTGGCGGTCCGCGACGACGAACGCGCCGGCCGACGTGTCCGAAAGCCCGGTGACGAGTGTCTTGAGCTCGCGGATCATGCTCCGATCGTCCGTCGTCGACATCGCGAGCGAGACGCGTGGCTGCGGGTCATCCCAGACCCGACGCTTGACCGAGTCGAGGTACTGGTCGCTCGACGTGAACAGCCCGCCGAGCGTCATGTGCCGGCCGCGATCAGGCTGCCCGCCGCGCTCGTCGGGTGACGGCTGGCGGTGCGACTCGGACGGCGTCCGCGTCGACTTGAGCATCTGCTGGCGGCGACGGGCCACGGCCTCGGCCTCGTCGACAACCGACGAGCGCTCCTCCAGGCAGTCGAGCGTCGCCAGGAGCTTCTTCTCCTGCGCGTAGTCCGCGCCGTGCTCCGGCAGGACGATCCCGCCGTGACGGCCGGCGATCTCCTCGGAGGCCGTCCAGTGCTTGGCGATCTCGGCCCGGAGGATCGGCCCGGTCATGTTGTTGAGCTGCTCGACCGACAGGTCGATCTCGACACCCTGATACTGCATCAGTCCACCTCCAGGAGGCCGGCGCGCACCAGGCGACGACGGCGTTGTTCGCGGTCGAAGACAATCGGCGGCTCGGACGTGGCCGGCGGCGGCTCGGACTTCACGGCCGTGATGACGGCGTTCGTGTTCGCGGGTATCGCCACGCACGAGACCTCGTAGAGGTCGATCTTGCGGAGGATCCGGGCGCCGTCGGCGCGGGTCTCCCATTCGAGCGGGACGTAGCCGATCGAGAGCGCGTCCAGGACGCCGTGCTTCGCGAGCTTGTAGGCGTCGGCGCCGACCGTCGTATCGACGACCGACCAGCGGCCGTAGAGGCCTTCGTCGGTCTCGCGCAATTCCAGCTGCTTGCCGATGGGCGTGTGGTGCTCGTACAGAAATTTCGTCGGACGAGCGGCGATGCTCTCGGAGAACGCGCCCGGTGCGACGACGTCGCCGTAGGCGTCGGGCGATCCCCAGAACGTGGAAGCTAACCCGGCGATCTCCCAGCCGGACTCGGCGTCGGAGACGGCCTTGACGGCGAACGGGATCGACTTGTATTCGAGGCCCGGCATACAACAGCCCCGATCTCGTGCGCCTCGCGGGCGTCAGAATCGGGGCTCGCGGCCCTCTCGTGCGGATCCGGTCGCCGGCTAGTATGCGCCGGTTCCGGTTTTGTTGCAAGGGATGTGCAATCCGTCTACGTCGGGCGGATCGTGTTCATCACGCCGCAGCGCGGGCAGACGATCTCGCCGCGCCCCTTGCCGTCGAAGTTGCCGAGCCGCTTGCGGCACGCCTTGCAGTGGACCGGCTCCAGGACGGCGGCCGGCTGGGGCTCACGCCACGACGACCCGGTCATAGTCAGCCCTCCGTCGCGCTCCGGCAGCCTCCGCGATCTGCGCCCACGCCGCCGGCCAGCGCCAGAGATTCTCCGCGAGCGACCAGTCGCGCTCGACGCGACGGAGGAGTCGCCGCGCCATGATCGCGCGGTGCGCCGGTCGCGCCACGAGGTCCGAAAGCGCGCGCTCCCACTCGTCGGCCGTCTCGGCCAGATACCCCATCACGCCGTGCTCGATCGTCCCGCCGTAGACCGTCGGCGTGGCCACCACGGCAGATCCCGCCAGCGCCGCCTCGTAGGCTTTTATGGGGCTCTTGTGCCTGTTGAACGGTTCATCGGCAACGGAGCAACACGCCACGTCGACCTCGACGAGCCCGGCCGGGTACCGCTCCAGCGGCAGCCACGGCAGCACGACCAGCCGATCGGCCGGCACCGCCGCCATGAGCACCGGCGGCACGTAGCCCTGGATCACGAATGTCACGCGGCGATCGGCCGCGGCTATGCGGCACCACGCCTCGGCCATCGCCGCCACGTCGCGATCCGGGCGCTGGCCGCCGGCCCAGCCGATCGCCGGGCCCGGGACCGTGCGGCGCGCCTGACGGAGCACGCCGCGGAACCACGGCACGTCGATCGCGTTCGGGACGACCACGACCGGGCGGTCGGTCAGCGTTCGGACCAGCGTCGCGAGCCGCTGGGTCGAGACGGTCGCGCCGTCGCACTGCCGGAGCGTCCAGAGCCGCGACTGCCGATCCTCTTCGAGCTGCTCGGCGGATCGCCCGGCGGCCTGGCCGAGCTCGACGGCGCGCGTCGAGAGCGCCGGCGAGAACAGGTCGTCGTCGCACTCGTAGACGGTCGTCTTGCCGGCCCGGCGGAGCATGGCGAACCACGACGCAGCGAACACCCGCTCCGAGAGCGGCCAGGACATCCGAGCGAGCACGTAGCCATCGAAGGCCGGCGCCACCTGGCCGAGCAGCGGAGCGGACTTGAAGTCCCAGCCGCACGGGTAGCCGCGCTCCTCCAGCCGCTTGAACGGCTGGAAGACCCGCCACATGCTCGGGCCGGTGCGGTCGCCGACGATCGCGAGCATGGACGGCCCGTCGAGCCGCTCGGCCACGTCAGTGATCCACGACGTGCGTCAGCGTCACGCGGTCGACGAACGCGTGGATGGCGCCTCGCGACTGCCACTGCGAGATGCACGCCCAGTCGGCCGTCATGCCGGCCCCGAACGGGAACAGCCCCCGCTTCAGCAGGTCGGCCCGATACAGGCAGTTCGTGATCTGGCCGAGCCGTGGCGGGTCGGTCCCGATGATCTCGCGGCGAAGATCGCCCGGCCAGGTCAGCTCGACCTTCGAGTAGGCGAAGTCGGCGCCGTTCGCTTCCAGCGCGTCGACCAGCGAGGCGATGTGATCCGGCGCCATGCGTTCGTCGTCGGCGAGCCAGCACTGGTAGTCGCCGCGCGCCATCCCCATCGCTACCGTGATCGGCATGGCGCAGAACGAGTCGTGCAGGTACGTCGACCAGTTGCGTCCGAGGTTGGCGTAGATCACCCGAACGCCGTCGCCCTGACACTCAGACCAGTACATTTCGTGGCCGGCGAACACCAGCCGCATCAGGTCGTAGTCCTCGCCGTCCGAGATGACCACGTGCTCGAGCGGCCGGTACGTCTGGGCGCGGACGTTCTCGATCGCCCCCAGCAGCAGGTCGTGCCGCCGCCAGGTCGGCGTCAAGACGCTCACCAGCGGGCGGCCGGTCATGAAGCGTACTCCGCTTCGCCGACCCATCCGGACACGACCGGCGCACCGCCATGAAACCGACGGCGAGCGGCAATGTGCTCGCGTTGGCGAGCCTTGAACTCTGGCGTCACGTGATCCGGATGGTGCGCGTAACACCAGACGTCCCCAGGCTTCACGTAGCCGAAGCACGGTGCGTACGTTCCTGGCGGCCCGTAGCTCCGTGTCGCCGCTGGACAGCCGCCATGATCGACCTGGCGCCAGGCGTGCCGCTCTGCTGGCGGAATGTCAGCCCAGAGCCGTACTTCCGCCATCACGCCGACCTCACGAGGTCCTCAGCGTCCACCAGGGGACTGTACGCGCGCGTGCAATTTGGATGCTGGAGCGCGGCCGGCTCCTGCCCGAGCGGGAACGTGCGCCCATCCATTGCCGCGCACGCCTCGTCGAAGTCGCCGTCGTGGACTCGCACCCCGACCACGACGCCCGATGCTCGGTAGCTCGCGAGGCTGGCCTGATTGGTGCTGAGCGCGAGCTCCGTCCGGGCCACGACCGTCGCCCTGGCGGCGTTGAAGGCCGGCAGATCACGCAGTCGGCGGGCGAGCTGGGCGATCCCCTCTCCCTCCTGCTGGCCGGCGATCAGCGCGTCGGCGACCAGCGCGCGTGTGTGCTCGGTGATCCCGCCGATGTTGACGCCGCAAGACCGCAAGTAGGCACGGCTGGCGGCGTCGTCGAGATGGAACGCGATGCCGAGCTCGGTCGAGACGAGTCGCGAGACCTGCTCGAGCGCGTCGAGCTGCAGCGGCTCGAGCGTCTCGGTCAGCAGTCCGACCTCGACATCAGGCACAAGGTCGGAGGCTGCATCAAGCCCCGATCGGAGCCGGCGGATGACCCGTCGCTGCTGGCCCTCGAAGAACGCGACGAGCTCGTCGACCCAGGCCGGCAGATCGGCCGTCCGCATGCTCTCATACTCGCGCGGCAGGTCCTCGATCGCCTTCCTTTCCGGAGGCCGCGCGAGGGTGACGATGTGAGGTCGGCGCCGGGACTCCGGGGTAGGCGGAGTCCCGGCGGCCGGCGTCGCACGCGGCCCGAGCCCGAGCTCAGCTCGGGCCTCGTCGTCGGTGATGATGCCGGCCTCGACCAGCGTCTTCAGCCGCGTAGCGAGCTCGTTCTGGTCGTCGGCGAGCGCCCTGACCTCGCTCGTGTCGAACGCCAGCAGCGTGTTGCGATCGGTCGTGAAGTCCGGGACCAGCTGGAGCGTCAGATCGGCCGCCAAGCTCTTCCAGAGCGGCAGCAGTTTGGTTTCCGTGAACATCTCTCGCGCTTCGCCGAAGTTGGCAAACGTGCTACGGTCCAGTCCCGCCCCGAGACCTGCGACGATGGCCGGGACGCCGAGCACGGCCGAGATCCGCTCCTCTGGCACCCGGTGCAGGACTTTGAGGTCCATCTGCTCGGGCGAGAACCCGAGCGCCTCGAGCTTGCCACCCGGCGCCACGACCGCGACCGAGCCGACGTTGTCGCCGCCGTAGGCGGCCATAACCCGGGCCTTCATCTCTTCGGCCATCGCCTGGTCGAACCCCTTCGTGTCCTTATCCCACGTCAGCGTCAGGCCGTTGATCGCGAGGTTCGCCAGCAGCCGATCGGCGTAGCGCGTGGCCTGCTCGTCGGAGCTGATCTCGCGGAGCAGCCGCTTGAGTGGAGCACAGCCGAGCCGGTGGTCGGCGTCGTCCAACCCGTACCTGAAATGGACCATGTTGTCGGTGCTGATCTGCTCGGGGCGGCCCTGCCCGGTCGTGTAGCGGTAGTAGCTGATGAAGTCGTCTGACCCAGTCCTGGTGACCGGCTCGACCCGCGTGGGCGAGATCGGCCAGAGCTCGACGACGTTGCCGGTCTCGGGGTCGCCGGCCCGGAGCTTCCGCCAATAGGCGTTGCCCGTAACGTGCAGGCAGGTCGAGACGTACCCGAGCAGCGTGTCCAGGGCGAAGTGCGGATTGGGACGCGCCAGCAGGCCGACGAGCGGCGAGGTCGGGACGGCCACCTGGCCGGCCGGCGTCTGCTTGTACACCCGGAGCTGGGGCTCGCCGACGGACGACGCAATGACTTGTAAACAAGCAAACACGGCCGAGTTGCCGTCGCCACAGCTGCCGCTCAACGGGCCCGGGATCTGCACCAGGCGGTTCAGGATGACCACGGTCCCGTTGGCGTCGGCCGGCACGAACCCGGGCGCGGTCGACTTCTGCTCGATCGCCGTTGTCGCGGCCGGCAGGGTGTCCCAGCCGCGAGCCTTGCCGCCAGCGTTCAGCGGCCCGAGCCAGTCAAAGATTCCCATCGTCTGCCCCCATGACCTGCCCACCCACGATCGGGTGACGATGTCCGCGCATCGAGAACCCTCTGCATGCCGATGCGGCGACGGACTGGGCGCAGTGCAGCGCGTCCCAATCTACGCGCCTGAGCGCCTCCTCGAGCGTGAGCTTCTCCGTCTCGGCCGGCGACGGGGATGCTGGCAAGGCGTCGATCCGCGCACTGGCGGGCGTCCACGGCACCAGCAACGCCGGGCTTACCCCGAGCATCTTCAGCAGGTTGCGGCGTCCAGTCCTCGGCATGACTCCCCCTAGTACACGCCGGCCTGGCGCTCCGGCGGCGGCTCCTTCACCATCAGTTCGGTCAGGCACCACACGAGTGCATCCAGTCTGTCAGGTGATGTACCCGATTCGGGCGTCCACGAGCACATCTGCGCTTCGAGCTCGTCGAACGCGTCGCAATGCGTGACGCGGCCCTGCTCGTACAAGGCCGCGATAGGCTCGGCGCGGAGCCGCTTGCCGCGTGACGCCGTCACCATCTTGACGGCGATCGTCGCCCCGAGCGCGCGAGCGGCCCCGAGCACGACGTCACGCGCCATGTCGCCGCCGTAGTTGCGCTCCACCACGATCGCCTCGGCCGCGTAGTCGAGCGCCGCCTGCACGGCACGCCGTCCCCAGCCATCGGGCGAGAGACGGCACGAGCGGTCGGCCAGCACGTAGCCGCGGCCGTCGGCACCGAGCCCGGCCGCGATGATGCCCTGTTCATCTGCGTCCGGGCTGGCCCCGCCGCTGGGGTCAACGGCGACCACGACGCGGGCCAGGTCCGGCGGCGCAGGGGAGCGCGCGTCGAACATCCGTGCGTGCCAGAGCGCGCCCTCGACCTCGTCCACGAGCAGGCCCTGGAGCTCCTGGCGCCCCAAAGCTGTGCCGCCGTACCGCTCGACGTAGCGCGCCCGGACGCGCTCCGACAGGTGCGGGTTGTCGTACGTCGTCGCGTGCGTCACCGCCGTCCGGGCGTCCGCGATCAGCCGTTTCAGCAATGCTCTCGGCTTCGGCGTCGTCGCCGCGACCAGCCGTGGGTGCTCGCCGAGACGGAGCCCGAGCTGGAGATGGTCGTAGCACTGATCGAGAAAGCGCCAGGCGGCCAGCTCCTCCAGGTACGCGAAGCAGCGATTCCCGCCCGCCCGGAGCCGCTCGACGTCCTCGGGGGTGTACGCGCCGAACAGCTTCGCCTCGGCGCCCGACGGCCAGCGCACGAACGTGCCGCCGAACGTCTGGACGACCCGGACGGCCGGCTCGTGAGCTCTGAGCCCGGACGGCCCGTTCACGCACGCCTCGACGGCGTCGCCGAACGTGGGAGCTATGATCGCGATCCGATGGCCGCCCGGCAGGTTCGGCAGGCAGGCCGGCCCCATGACGTGCTCGTGGGTGTAGCGTGCGGCGGCGGCCGTCTTGCCGGAGCCCCGCCCGCCGAGCAGGAGCCAGGCGTCCCAGTCGCCGTCGGGTGCTTGCTGGTGCGGCAATGGCGCCCAGTCGGGCCCGAGCGGCTCATCGTGGTCGGCCGGCAGTAGATGGAGCGACGCCGCGCGGTGCGCCATGACGGCGCGGCGTGCGACCGCATGGACGAGGGCGGCCTCGGCCATGCTACCCCGTGGCACGTTTGCTCCTGAGCATCGACTCGACCTCGGCGACCGCCAGCGC